ATTCCCAAGCGCGAACCCGCAGAATCTAGCGACGTCATTCCAGCGTGCGGGACTCGGGCGGCCCAAGGACTATCTACAGCCGCCCCCCCAAGCCTCCCACGGCGCGCGCATTTTTCATCACGAACCTCCACCACGACCGGACCTAGAGCGCGCACTGCGCGAGGCAAAAGAGCCTAGGCCGTTGGGGGGGCGCCTTGAAAAGGTCCTGATTTGCCCAGACGTCCACGTCCCCTACCACGACGATCTAGCATGGCGGACATTCCTCGCGGTCGCGCACACGTGGAAACCTGACGTGCTGGTGATTCTTGGCGACTTCGGAGATTTCTATAAGGTCAGCGGCTATCCGAAAGACCCCGGGCGCAAACTCACCTTCGCGGACGAGGTCGCAGCGATTCGAGTAGAGCTCGGGCAAGTTGAGCGGCTCTGCGTGCCACGTGTGATCTACTGCGAGGGGAATCACGAAACCAGACTGACGCGATACATTAACGGCATCGCCCCGGCCCTACATGACGTTGTCGGCGTATACGATTTGCTAGATGTCAAGCGCCGCGGCTGGGAGTGGGTGTCATACGGCCATCACATTTCAGTCGGCAAAATCTCCTTTGCGCATGACGTCGGCTGCGCCGGCATGTACGCCGCACGACAGAGCGTCCAGGCATTTGGTGGTTGTATTGTATTCGGCCACACGCACCGAGCAGGGTGTCATTATGAGAGTACCGTCAACGGTGAGCGTCACGTGGGGTGGACCATGGGTTGGCTCGGAGATCCCGAGGCGATAGACTACCGGCATCGCGCGCGCGTGCGACGCGAGAACCAGCATGGCTTTGGTACTACGTACATTGACTCAGTGACCGGCGAAGGTTGGGTAAATTTCGTGCCAATCCTGAGCGGACGCGCATGCGTCGACGGAGTAATTTACAGTGGCCGATAACCGAGAGTTGATGCCGGAACTGGTCCGTCTACTTGGCGATTTGATCGAGGAGCGCCTCATTAAATTACTGTCGCCGATCTCAATTACTACCACACAAATACTGGAGCTTTCTCAGAGTATTCGGGAGCATTTTGAGACAGAACTATATGAGCTGCAAGCGCGAGTAGCGTGGTTAGAGCGCCACGCTACGCCTACCGACCCACCACCAAAGCCGACGGACCTCGTAGATCCCCGGCCGAGAGAGATCTCATGAGCTGGGGAGACGCATGTGCAGAGACGAAATGCGCGAGGTGCAGCCGCCCGCGCGATGTAAACGATCGCTACTACCAAGCTCGTCAGTGGTTCGTGCAGCCGACGCCGGACGGCCTAGGCTGGGAGCTCTGAGGATGACCGCAGTACTCGGGATCATCTCAGAGCACTCCGCACTACTCGCGGCGGACTCCGCGGAGCTCACTGAGGATGGCGGCCTCACGATCGTACAGGAGCCGAAAATTTGGCGGCCAGTACCAAGCTTGCTCGTCGGCCACGCGGGCGGTTCGGCGTACGGAGAGGCGGTACAGTGGCGCATGTCTTGGCCCGCGCTCCCTAAGCGCGGCGGGCTTGCCGCGTGGAACGAGTGGATTCACCGGCGTGTCTGGTCCGAGTTATACGGGTTTCAGGCGGCCGTCGACCCAGAATCGGGCGAGAGCCTGCTAGTGCTTACGGCCGGCGGTCTCTGGCTCGTAGATACAGCCCTATGCGGAGCGGTGATCCGTATGGTTAGCCCGGAGTACGCCATCGGCTCGGGCGGCGAAAGTGCCCTGGCTGCCCTCCGAGCACTCCCACACGGCCGGCCTAGAGCTCGTGCGCTCAAGGCCCTAGCGTGCGCGGAGTCGATGCGCTCCGACGTACGCCGCCCGTGGTGTGTCCTAATGCTCTAGCGGGCAGGGTTTCCGGTGTTTGACATAGCGCTCGCGGCCAGAATTGACGTACTCCGCCGCCGCGCACTCACAGCAAGCGCCAGGTCTGCCTATGAAGCGATTCGAGGTAGTCGAGGAGCTTCGGATCGTGCGTCATTGCGGTCCAATGCTAAGGCCGCAGTTTATGCAAACGCTCCGTCCTGGAGCTGTTTGATCAAACCTAGGACGTCCTCTAGCCCCCCTTTCTCGATCCGATCTGCGGGCGTGGCCCCGTTCAAGAGGCGCTGCGGTGTAAAGAGCCAGAGCTTGGCCTCTTCTGGTTCGTAGAATTCCGAGAGCTCTTCTGCCAACCAAGCCAACGTGGCGAGTTTTTTGAACTTGCTAGGTTGAGGATCGACCCGGCCTTGCCGCCAGCGGGAAACGGTTTCTGGTGTAGTGTTCATAAGTTGGGCAACTTCTCGGAAGCTAACGCCTACTCGCTCATGAATCGCGTCGAGCTTGGCGCCAATAGCGCCAGAAACGCGATCGCCTGATGGCGCGGTTCGTGCTCTCTCAGTCGTCATGACTCAAGCGCTCCTGCGGCGGCGAATCCGCCGCCAGGCGCCGCGGGAATTGCGCGGGCATATTCGGCCATTTCGATCTGCTAGGCTGACCCGGGAGCCGGCGCGCGGCCAAGACCCCCGTGCGTGGGGCAGTCGGCCAGTGGGCCTTCGTAGTCACCTACGGAACCGTCGCAAATGCACGGTGTTTCTTGCCAGGGGCAGCGGCCTTCTCGGATCGATTGCCATTCTTCAGCTGTAGGCGGGCGGAACACACCCTTGGGAAACATATCGCCATCCTGAGGGCATTCCCATCCGCCCGGCTGCCAAATAAACGTCCCTTCCCATACACTAATACCGGCGGGCGCATCATCGATGCCCAATTCGCCAAGCTCGTGTAGGCCACCTTCTTCTATCTCAAAACGTAAGTGTGCACCAACAGCATAGAGCACACAACCGCGACTTGTCGTTCCTTCGGCGCTGGCCGCAGCGTCAATTGCAGCGTCAATTGCTTTTGCAATTTCGGCTAATCCGCCATCGGCTCTGAGTTCGTAGCTGTACCGGTCAAAATACCTCGCTGAGGTATTCACGAGAGACTCCAGGTGACAGACACAGTCAAATCGTCTAGGCACACGCTTACTCACACGGATTATTTTTACGGGGACGCCGCACTGAGTGAAAATCATGCTTATCGAGATAAGCACGATCCATGCCAGCGACGCCCAAACGAAACCCTGCATGCGCAAGAATCGTGCCAGGCGGAAGGTGACAATTTACGTCTTGGCACGCGCCTTGATTGTCACCGGTTTTTAGCTAGCCGCAAGATTCGTGCCAGTTTTTGGTGACAATTTTCGTCACTTGAAATTGGCACGATACTTGCGCCCCCCGCATGTTTGCCTTTGGCACGCCGGCTGCATTACTCTCCGGCATGACAACACATGCTAACAAAGTCCAACTGGAGGGGCCTTCGGCATGGGCGCCATGAGCGGTTCTACCAGGCGTTCCTTTTGGCAGGCGGCTCGCGAGTACGTACGCGAGCACCCAGCCTGGGGGCCATCGTATGTCCGTACGCCAGAGGCGCCATGACCACCAATCAGGCTGATCGGATTCTCGCCACACTGGAATCCTCTCGCGATTTCCACGTCCACCACTACCCGGGATTTTGGGAGGTAAACTCGCCTCACGGCAATTTCCGCGGCTGCTCGCTACGAGACGCCCTCGCACAATACGCCCAGGTGCTGATTTACGCTCCGCCGAGCGCGCGCGAGTACGCCGCACAGCGCGTCACAATCCCTGATTTGGAGGCCGTGAAATGAGCGCCCTCGCGCACGCGGTGCCTCCGCTGGCCGTTGGGGGGGAGCTCTACGACTACCAGCGAGAGGGGGTCGCCTGGATTGTGCGGACACTGCGGCGGAAACAGGCGGCGCTACTCGCGGACGAGATGGGCGTCGGCAAATCGGCCCAGGCAATCGTGGCAGCCTCGCAGGCCAACAACGTATTTGACGTCCTCGTAGTCTGCCCCGCGATCGTGGTCTCGCACTGGCACGCTCAGATTGAGCGCTGGGCGCCCAGCCACGTGCGGCCGACGTGGCGCGTACTTTCCTACGAGGGCTTCGTGCGCGCTGCGAAGGGTGGCACCAAAAAAATCCCACCTCTCGGCCGGCACGACATGGTGATCCTGGACGAAATCCACTACCTCATGAACGAGCGGAGCCAACGCTCAAGGGCCGTGCGCGCGTGGCTCGCGGCGCAACGCCCGCGGCCCGTCGTGCTTGGCCTGTCCGGAACTCCCATGACCGCGCGCCCGCGCGATCTCTGGTGTCCGCTCGACACACTATTTCCCGGCTCGTGGGAGACCTGGTGGTATTTTACGATCCGATATTGCGCCGGTCATTGGAGGCCGGAGCGCAACGCGCCCAAAGGCCAGGTGTGGGATTCCGACGGAGTCTCGCACGCGGATGAGCTACACGAACGGCTCCGAGACGTCATGCTCCGGCGCACGAAAACCGACGTCCAACTCGAACTCCCCCCACGTACGCGCGTGCCGATCGACGTGCCGACTACGCCCGGGATTCGCCGGACGATTGATTGGACCGCGGCGCCAGAGGCGTACCAGCTGCGATCTAGCGGCGCGGAGATTTCCCGTCGGCTCGCGGCCGCCGAGCCGTTCAAGGCGGACTCGGCGTGTGCGCTCGCACGCGAGATTCAGGCTGAGGGGGCGCGCCCTCTAATCCTCACGACTCGAGTAGAGACGGCCAAACGGATCGCGGAGGAACTCGGCTGCCCGTGCGTGCACGGCGAGATTCCACCGACCAAGCGCCGCGACATGATCTCAGAGGCGCCAGTCGCTGTCGCAACCATGTACTCAGTCACTACCGGAATCGACCTTGTCGGGTTCGACTCGGCCATTTTCGTCGGCCTCGACTGGGTGCCGTCGACTCTGCTCCAGGCCGAGGCGCGAATCCACCGAATTGGCCAAACCAAGCCGGTGACAGTGTACTACCTCTGTGCACAAGGTACGCTAGACGAGATAATCCGCGCACGAGTGATTGAGCGGCTCGAGACATTCACGGCTATTGTCGGCTCGGGGGACGAGGCGGGTCTCGCCGGCGATCTCGCACAACGCAATCAGGATTTGCTGGCACAGATCCTGCACGATGCGGGTGTCGTATGATTCTAGGTCGATTGACAGCAAAAACTATGAATATCAACCATGATTGGGGGTACATTGGAGATCGGACCTACCAGTGCGAGCACTGCAAGATCCAATTTGTCGGGGACGGCGCGCCCAGACCTGATCTGGTCCCGGCCTGCCTAGAGGTTCCTGATCCACTAGCCTCCGATCCAGTGAATCGCCCGCCGCACTACACGCGCGGGAACATCGAGGTAATCGATGCCATCGAGGATTGGGGCCTCAACTACCACCGCGGAAACGCAGTCAAATACATCGCACGCGCGGGCCATAAACCCGGCGCGGATGAGCTCACGGACCTTTCTAAGGCGCTCTGGTATCTCAGCAGGGAAATATTTCGACTCGAAAAGGATCGAAAATGACACGAAAACCTAAAAAACGACCTGTAATAGTGACAACAGCCCATAAGGGCGTATTTTTCGGCTATGCCGCCGACACTAGCGGCGAACAAATTTTCCTCGAACGCGCACGACTCTGTGTATACTGGTCCGCTGACTGCCGCGGGTTCATGGGCCTGGCCCACTCGGGCCCGACGGCGGATTGTCGAATCGGCCCGTCGGCGGATATCACACTCCGCGCGGTCACCTCAGTGGTAGAGGTCGCAGCAGCAGCAGTCGATGCTTGGGAGTTAGCACCGTGGAGGATATAGCCGGATACGGAGACGGATACGGATACGGAGACGGATACGGAGACGGATACGGAGACGGATACGGAGACGGAGACGGATACGGAAACGGATCCGGAGACGGACACGGGGTCGTAGATAAATATTGGCTGGCAGTACTAGCATCGCTAGTCAAGAATATCCAACGGGACGGCGCAACGTTTGCATTTTGGCGATCAACCCCAGACGGTGCCCCCGCTAATGGGGGGACTGGTACAGTGGCTTACTGCGGCCTGATCGAAACCGTAGCTGGGCCGCTGCAACTCTGCTCAGACCACACGTTACACGCGACCCTGAACCCACAGCAGTGGAAGGGCAATCGCCTGTGGATTGTCGCGCTGTACGGCGAGATTGCAGAGGACGAGGACAAGCTCGGCGCACTCAAACGCGAAATCTTACTAGAGGTCAAAAATGACTAACTACTACAAGGTCGCGGTTTATCCCAACGCGAAGCGGCCTGAAATTACATACCGAAAGCGTGGGACTTTCCCCTCGCGGCGTTTAGGCATCTGCACCGAACAGTATTTTTTTCCCTTCGACGATGAATCAGAGGAGCCTGCGCGTATGAGCGCGCTCGCGTGCAAGAAGATCAAATCCGACTTATTCGGCGCTTACTGTGTGCGCGTCTCTATCTATCACCGCACACTCCCCCAAAATTACCGCTGCGCCTCGATCGGGTGTGATGAGGCGATCCTATGACCCCGCTCGAAGCGCTCGCGCCCACTCAGACCGAGTGGGGCTCGTCTAGATACGCCGAGTGGCAACGCTGCCAAGTGGCGCATGATCTGCGTTACATCCAGGGCATTCGGCCGACCAGCGAGCCTGACTATTTCGGCATCGGCACGCTCGTACACGCCGCGCTCGCGTACGTTGCGGATGGCGCCATGCGCCACACAAAGCCACACCGCTGGGAGGACGTAGTCAAGGCCGCACAGACGCAGGATCCGCCACCGCCTGAATTCGTGATAGAAGAATCGAGCCGACTACTTAAGGCATATTTTCAACGTTGGGGTCATGAGAATGCTGGGTGGAGCGCAGTCGATATCATCAGCATCGAGCGGGAATTCACCGCGCCCGCGCCTAACTCATTTCGATACTCCGGGCGCATCGACATGCTGCTAGAGATTGACGGTCAGATTATGATCGTCGACACCAAAACTACCTCGCGGAACTACGGCTCAAATTATGACGAGATTCGTCGCGAACTCACAACACGATCGCAGTTCCTCGGCCTCTCGTGGCTTGTGCAAAATGCGTTCGGGCTTCGCGAGCCGCCCGCGATCATCGTGAACCTAATCGTAAAAACCAAGGTCCCGCAATTCGATCGGATTTGGGCGCCGATTACTCAGAAACAGTTAGCGCTGTGGGTCGAGACCCAACGCCAAAACTATCAAGTCTTTGACCTACTAAGCGCTAGAAAGCCGATCCGAAATTATTCCGCGTGCGCACCGGGCTACAGCCCACGATGCTGGGCATTTGACTGGTGCCACGGCACTAACGAGCAACACGAACGACTCTACAGAATTGAGAAAAAACCATGACGAATTTAGCAGATCTGGGCGTCTATAATCACACTGAGGCGCAATCGAGCGCATTCGCTCGCGTGCTACTCCTAGGCCCTGCGAAAGCTGGTAAAACCACGTGCCTCGTGACCACAGCGCCGAAGCCGCTCGTGATCAACTGCGATGGCGCCTCCGCGCTCGCAGGCGCTGCCCGAATCGCCGGTGACCCCCCCAACGGCCAAGGCTTCCTCGCGGTCGATGCGAGCACACGCGCCACATGGCGCAACGCGATCCAGGTCGCCAGGCACCTAGTGACTGAGGGCGAGGCGGCCACAGTCATCGTGGATACAGTGAGCCTGCTCTGCGACTCAATGACAGACGAAATATCGCAGACACTCAAGGGCTGGGACATTTGGACCGAGCTCAATAACTCCGTCATGCGAGGGATCAAAGAGTTGACGGTGCTACCCGCGCACCTATTCGTAGTCGCGCACATGACACCGGATTTTGACGCCATGGCCGGCATCCTGCCAGCGATCGGCGGCAAGCTAAAGCTTCGGCTTCCCGCGATCCTCGACGACTGGATCCTGCTCTCGTGCGACCCGGACCGCGAGCCGCAGCGTGAATTCCTACTCGGCCCGCAGCGCGGCTGGAATCACTCCGGCCGCTCGATTCGGCGCACGTGTGCCATTCCCGCCGACGTTGGCCGCCTATTCGAGGAGCTACAGATCAAACCTTAGGGGGGTCAACAACAAGGAACACAACCAACATGCAAGAAAATCAATCGTGGACCGAAGATCAGTCATTTGGCAATTGGGACGAGGTCTCAACCGAAGGCCCCGCCCCGCTCGAGCCCGGAGTCTACTCCGGCGAGATCGTACGTGCTGAGCCAAAGCTCAGCAAGGCCGGAAAACCGATGATCGAACTTGAACTCTACGTCACTCGGCGGCTTGATCAACCGGCCGATATCAAGCGCCGTGCATTCGATCGCATCTCACTGGTAGAATCGGTGAAGTTCCGAATCAAGCAGCTATGTAACTCGACGGGCGTCCGTCCGCCGGCGAGCACAAGCCGCACGGTAATTGACGAATTCTGTCAATGTCTCCAGGGTCAGGCATTTTTCGCCAAATTCCACCAGAAAGAGTACCTCGAGAAACTGAACCACAGTGTCGAACGCTACCTCTCGCCGGACGAGGCGCGTAAAACCAACGGCGCAATGACAGGAAACGGCACGTTCAAGCGCGTCGCGCGCTAGAGAAATGAGCCCAGCACCCACACCCCATTTGACCGACGTTGAGGGGGCGTCGGTCAAGCCTTGCGGCGCCGCGTGTCAAGCTACATGCCCCGCGCGCGACGCGGTCTGTGTACCGTCAGAGCCGGCGGACGGGCCCACGCGACTCGTCGTAGTCGGCGAGGGGCCGGGCCGCAACGAAATCGAACAGGGCCGGCCATTCGTCGGCGCGTCCGGTCGCATGCTAGACCGAGGTCTCGCTACCATCGGACTCAAGCGCGGCGACGTCCACTGGACCAACGCAGTGCTCTGTGACGCGCGGCCAGCCGATCTTGAGAAAGCACGCAAATGCTGCCAGCCGCGGCTAGAAGCTGAGCTTGTTAAGCTTGATGCACCGGTGATCATGCCAGTCGGCGCGCTCGCACTCCAGAGCGTACTCGACCAAGCCAAGGCGCCGATCCTCAAATGGCGCGGCTCGGTAACTAAGCTCGATCGTGGGACGCACGTGTGTCCCACTATCCACCCCGCATTTGTCATGCGCGCTCCGGAGTGGGGCCGCGTACTCGAGCGAGACGTTGCACGCGTCGGTAGGATTCTCGCTACAGGCTATCATCCGCCGGCATTCTCGTACCGCGTTGTACGTAGTCCCAACGAATTCAAGCAGTTACTAACTACACTATTCGGCGCTTATATCTCGTTCGACGTCGAAACTCTAGAGGCGCCTCCAACCGAGACACCGCTCATTTGCTACGCGATCAGCGACGGAGACGTAACAATCGTAGTCCCGTGGACAAACGATCGGGCAGGGACGGAGCCTTTCTGGGAGCCCCACGAAGCTATAAAAATCTCGCGCCTCACGTCAGAGGCATTTGCGGAACACCGCGTAATCACCCACAACGGCCCGGC